GGCCGGTACACGTTGGAAGCTTGCCCATGTATTTGAGTTTGGGAGCTCTAGAACTGAACCCGGCGGCCATCTAAGAAACGCCGCCGAGGCCGTCGCCAACAAGGTAGGACGATTCGAGCCATGACCTACGAAGCAGTTTTAGCGGTCGACGTAGAGCGTATCGTTTCGCAATTCCTTAGGGACCATAGCGCCGTAACCGACCTCGTAGGCGAACGGGTTTATAGCGAACTACCGAAGGCCGTAGAGTGGCCGGCGGTTCGGCTCAACCGTGTAGGCGGCGGGCCAGCTACACGCCCGGCCCGGCTCGACCTCGCCCGTATTCAGGTAGACGTTTGGGGAGGTACAAAGGCGAACGCCCGCACTATTGCGGCCACCGTGTTGGCCGTACTCGGCGACGAACTGCCAGGCGTTTACGATGGCGGGGTATCCGTCATTACTGCCGCCCGGTTAGGTACGCTTCGGTATTCGCCCGATACAACTTTTACACCGGCGAAGCCCCGCTACATCGGCGAGGTAAGCGTTTATTCTCACCCCAACTAGCCGGCCGCCCCGGTTAGCAGATTGAAAGGTTGCCCCTTATGTCTCAGAATGCCGCCGAGGTACGAATTGCCGGTAACGGCGGGCTCTACGTAGCCCCCGTTGGTACCGCTCTACCGACCGACCCGACCGAGGCGCTAAACGCCGCGTTTATCGAGCTCGGCTACTCGAGCGAGGACGGCGTAACTATGACGCCCGCCCGCACGATTGAGAAAATCAAGGCGTGGCAGTCACGCCAGCCGGTTCGCACCTCGGTAACCGAGGAAAGCATTACTATTTCAACCTCGCTTATGCAGTGGAACGAGTCGACTATTGCTATGTTCTTCGGCGGCGGCTCGGTCGCCACCGATGCGGGCCCGCCCGTGACCTACACCTATACCCCGCCGGCCGCCGGCGAGATTGACGAACGGGCGCTAGTGCTCGAGTGGATCGACGGCGAATATACCTACCGGCTCGTATCCGAGCGGGCCGCCGCTAGCGAGCTCGGCGAGGTTCAGCTAACGAGCACCGCCGCCGCCATGCTACCTATCACGCTCGAGCTCTTGGCGCCTACCGGCGACGTACTCACTACGCCGTTTATTATCATTACCGACGACCCATCTTTTGCCGCGTAATGAGAATCGACGTACTCGTAACCGACCCGGCCGGCGACGCCGAACCCCTCACAATTACGCTCGGCACTATTCGCCGTTGGGAGCTCGAAACCGGTAAAGGTATTCAACCCTTTATCGACTCCGGTAAAATTGGTTGGATCGGCGACCTTGCATACGCCGCTTGGGTACGCGTCCAAAACGGTGGCGTACCCTACGAGGGTGGCATAGACGTATGGTTAGACGACTACCAAGTAGAGGCGGTAACAGCTACTACCCCTACTTTGCCGGTGCCCACGGTACCGGGCACCGTCAGCTAGCCGAAATGTCTATAGCCACCGGTCTACGGCCGGCCGAGCTAGACGACCTAGACGAAAACGACCCGGCTATGTTTGAGGCCATGCGAATGGCCGCCGCCGAATGGTGGCCGACTCAAACCGAACTAGCCGCCGCCCAAGTAGAACTATTGAGCGCGCTACTACGGGTAACGCTTTCGGCCGCTGGCGTGAAAGAAAACGACCTACCACCGCTTGCGCATATCCCACGCCCCAACGGTATGGCCGCACCGAAACCGAAACCCGTTAGCGGCCAAGACCTTGGCCGATGGATGAGAGGCCGAAACAATGCCAGCTAATGCCGGTACCGTCGTAGTTGAGGTTGTAGGCGACCTAACAAAACTCAAAGGCGAGCTAGCGGCTACCGTCGGTAAGGGCGGTATGTTCGGCGGCGTTAACGCCGGGGTAGCCGGTATCGGTATAGCGGCGGTTGGTGCGATAGCCGGGCTCGGCCAGCTTGGCGCCAGCTTCGACGATAGCTACGACAAAATACGGGTAGCTACCGGCGCCACCGGCGACGCCCTCAAAGGTTTACAGGATGACTTTAAGGCTACGGCGGCTACCGGGCCGGATGCTTTCGACCTTGTAGGTACCGCGATAAGCGACCTAAACGCCAAACTAGGTTTAACCGGCCAGCCGCTACAAGACTTATCACGGCAGATACTCGACCTATCGCGCATAACCGACACCGACCTAAGTACCAACATCGAAAGCCTTACCCGGTTTCTCGGCGACGCCGGCGTAGCGTCGAAAGATTACAGCACCGCTATAGATTCAGTGTTTAGAGCTAGCCAGGCGACCGGCCAAAGCGTCACCTCACTGGCCGACGGGCTCGTAAAGTACGGGGCCCCGCTACGAAACTTTGGGTTCAGCTTTGAGCAGTCCGCTTCCCTACTCGGCAAGTTCCAACAAGAAGGCGTAAACACTGAGCTCGTTATGGGTTCGTTACGAATCGCTCTAGGCAAGTTTGCCAAGGCCGGCGAGGACCCCGTAAAAAGCCTCGCCGAGGTAACCGACAAGATAAAGAACGCCGGCACCGCCGCCGAGGCCAACGCCCTAGCGTTCGAGACGTTCGGGGCTAGGGCCGGGGCAGATATGGCCGACGCTATCCGCGGCGGCCGCTTTGAGATTGGCGCCCTATTCGACGAGGTAGCGGGCGGTACCGACTCGATTAGCAAAGCCTCAACCGAGACAGCCGATTGGAAAGAGAAACTAGGCGAGCTCGGGAACAAAGCGAAGGTAGCACTAGAGCCCGCGGCGCTATCCGTATTCGACAGCTTTGGAACAATTATCGAAGCGTTAACGCCAACGCTAACCACGGCGGCCGAGCTCGTATCTAAGTTTGCTACGGCGTTCGCCGCTTTGCCGGGCCCTATTCAGGCCGCCATATTTGTGGGCGCCGTATTGCTCGTAGCTATTACGGTGCTGGCGCCGGCGTTCGTCGCCCTATCCGGTGCCGTCGGCGGCCTCGGCGCGGCGTTCACTTTCCTAGCCGCTAACCCGATTATTCTGATTATTACCGCCATAATCGTAGTAATAGGCCTACTCGCCTACGTCATCTATAAGAATTGGGACGACATAAAAGTATGGCTATCGACTACTTGGGAGTCGATCAAACAAACGGCGTCGGATGTTTGGCAAAAGATACAAGACGCCGTAGCCGCCGTAGGCGATTACATAACTAACACGGTGCTACCGAAGTGGACCGAGTTTACGACGGCCTTGGGTATGACGTGGGACGCCCTCAAAACGAAAGCTACCGAAGTTTGGGACGGCATAAAGCAAACGATCATAGACGCCGCCACCGGGGTAAGTACTTGGATCAACGACAAGATAGTAAGCCCCGTCCAAACGGTAATAGACATCTTTACCAACCTACCGGCGACCGCCCGTACCGCTTGGGACGGCCTAAAGAACGCTATACGCGACGCCGTAAACTCGGCCAAAGAGGACCTAGAAGCCCTACGCAAAAAAATAGACTCGGCTCTAGGCCCGCTCGACGAGCTCGTAGGCCGGGCGGCCGGCGGGCTCGGTAGCTTGCTCGGGTTCGATACTGGCGGCGTAGTACCCGGCCCGCGTGGCGCCCCTCGGGTAATCCTCGCCCACGGCGGCGAGACTGTTCTACCAACGCACAAAGGGCCCGTAAACGCCGGCACCGCTGGCGGTGGCCCGGTAACCGTGAACCTATCTATAAACTTGTCAAACGCCACGATACGAAACGAGCAAGACATAGTAGCTATGTCTCGAATGCTGGCCGATGAAACCCGCCAGGCGCTCGCCGCTACCGGGCAGAAAGTGAACGGCCGCTAATGGGCGACATCGTTGTAGCTACCCTCGGCGGCGTGAGCTCGGCCGATATAGCCGGCCTCGTAATTACCGGCGTAACCCGGCAGATAACCCCGACGATACGCGACACCTATTTAGACGTACCCGGCCGGGCCGGTAGTTGGTACTTTGCCGAGGCACCCGGCGACCGTGAACTAACGCTAGAAGTAGCAATAACCGCCGCTACGTTCGCAGACCGTCGGGCCGCCGTTCGCAAACTAGGCCGGTGGTTGTACTCAACCGACCAACGCCAGCTAGTTCTAGACGACGAGCCCGACCGCTACGAGCTCGCCCAACTAGCCGGCGCGCCCGAGCTCGCCGAGCTCGTAGAAATAGGCCGAGGCTCGGTTACCTTTAGAGTCGGCCCGTTCGCCATATCCGAAACGCTCGACGAGGTATCCGGCACGCTCACCGCTGGCGGCGACTCAACCGTAATTACCGTCACGCCAGCCGACGACCTCGCCGACACTATCCCGCCGATAATCACTATCGAACCTACGGGCCCGCTAACCGGGTTCACGCTCGGGATAGGCGGCGACGAGCTCGTATACGACGGGCCTATAGCCGGTAGCGACGTAGTTGTAATCACGACAGAAACGCTATCGGTAACGCTCAACGCCGAGCCCGCACTAACGAACGTTGCCGGCGTTTTCGGATCTCTTGTTAGCGGTGCGAATACTCTTACATGGGACTCTGACGGCGCCGCCGTCATTACTGCCGAGTGGCGGGCCCGGTTCATCTAATGGCCGAAATAAACGCCCCGATCATATGGGTATCGAACCTACGAGGCGAACAAGTAGGCGCCATATCCGAGCTACAAAACCTAGAACTCGAAGAACGCCTACAAAGTATCGACGAGCTACGCTTTATCGTTCGGGCCGATGACCCCGCCGCCGCGTTTCTAATACCCGACGTTGGCCTACGGTACGCCGAGGCGGGCCAGCCCGATAGGTTCTACCGGGTCGCCGAGATAGACCAGGTACGAACCGGTACGGCCTCGGCGCTTATCACCATTAGGGCCGACGCGCTTTGGCTTGAACTAAACGACGATACGCTAGTAGGCCTATTCGGTATTGGTGCGGCTACGCCGGCCGAGGGTATCGGCCTTATCTTGGCTACGTCGCCTTGGGCCGCTGGCACAGTACCTATCGACACAACGACCAACACAATAGAGGCCAGCGACCAAACCGTACTTAGCGTACTCAGGCAGTGGGCGGCGGTCACCGGGTACGAGCTTTCGTTTAACACCGCGGCCCGGCTCGTAAACCTAGTCACCGCCGTGGGCGACGATAACGGCGCCGGGTTCGCCTACGGCCGTAATGTCTCGGCTATCTCTCGCCGCCACGACCCGCCGATAGCTACCCGCCTATACCCGTTCGGCGCCGGCGGGCTCACTATCGAATCAGCTAGCCCCGGCTCACTCAACTATGTAGAGAACTACGACTACTACCTAGCCGCCGGCCTCACACTTACCGAGGCTCGAGACTTACATACACGCGAACAAGTTTGGGTAGACGAGCGTTTTCTAGGCGCCGTCGCCCTATACGACCGGGCAGTAGAACGCCTAGCCGAACTATCGGCCCCGACCGTTAGCTACGAGGCGGCCGTTATTGACATTACAAAGGCCACCGGGATAGTCGAACGCTACGCCGTTGGGGACACCGTAAAGGTTAACGACCAACTACTAGGCCTAGACCTAACCACCCGAGTAGTACGCCTTATACGCCGGCCGCTCGACCCCCGAGGCGACGACATAGAGCTAGCGTTTCTTCGCTCAACCTCGGCCGATACACCGGCCAGCGCCCGACCGCTGGACTACGGCGCTACTACCGTATTGGTCGGACAATCCGACGGTAGCGAGGTAATTAACGACACCGTGACCGCGTGGGCATCTATTCAGATAACCGTCGTAAGCGTGGCGACGATCATTACGGGCGCTACGTTCATAGGTACGGCCACCGGGTCGGGCACCATACGCCACGAACTAACGGTAGATGGCGTACCGGTTGGCCTTTACTACGATACGCCGTTTACGAACGGCCAGCGGGTAGAGCATTCTTGGCCGTCATACGCCGCCGACATCGCCGAGGGTTCGCATGTAGTTCAGTGGCGGGCGAACCGTGTGGCCGGTACCGGTACGGTGGCCTTGGCCGACGGTTCGGCTCGAGCTTGGCTATCTACCAAGGGCGCCAGCGGCGTAGGGTTCGGCGGCGGTACGTCGCAGTACATAACCGAGTCGGCCCCGTACATAGCGCCCACGGCGCTGGCGGCCGAGGATATTTACGCCGAAACCGGCGTAAACCTAGAGGTAACCCCTAGCGCCGTTCTAACATTGGTCAACGAAACCCCGGTAACCGACACCTTTACTATCGAATTGGACCCGCCATAATGACCACCGCCCGCGAAAGACTCGAAGCCGCTAACGACCTCGGCCACCCCCAGGGCGCCTACACGGTTGAGCTAAACGACGCCGCTACCGGCCGCCGGCTCGAGCTAATCGAAACCCCTAACTACGTCTCGGGCGCGTATGCGCGCAACGTAAAATGGTGGCAGGGCGCGCACTTTCACCGCGGCGGCGCTTTACCGGTGGCCGGTAACGAGCTGGCCTCAACAACTTACCGAGGCGCCGGCCTTTACACCGATTGGCTATCACCGCCAAGGCTCAACGCTAGCGCCGTAGTTCTCACCGACTCGGCAGTAGCCGAGAACTCGGCTAGCGAATGGGGCACCGGTAAAACTATCGCTTGGGGTACCCGTTGGAAGTTGACTATTCCGGCCAGCGGTAAACGTGGGCAGATAAACGAGAGTCAAAGCCTAGTGAGTAAGGATGTTATTAGGCTCGTTTGGGACTTTAACGAAACCCAAGGTAACGGCACGTTTAGAAGTCTCAACCTTGCCGACGCCACCCCAAACGGCAGTCTTACCACACCGGTAAACGGTTATCATTATGTGTGGAACGACCCCGTAGTAACGAATAACACAAAACAGCTTACCGCCAGCGGTATGAACTCAACGGCAACCGAGGCCTACGGCCTTATCATGGATAGCTCTACTACGGTAGCTATCTATTCGATACCGTTAACCGGTGGCACCGACCAAGGCGACTACTACGAATGCGATAACCCGGTAAAAATCGCGGTTCTAGCTGGCGTACAACCGACCAACAGCTACCCGTCTAGTACTTTCATAAACACGGCCTCGGTTATCCCGTTGGGCGGCGACTATCTCGTAGCGTGGGGCGACTACTCAGGTAACGTCTACCTTGGACGCTATACGGCGGCCGGCGTACAAGTATTTAAGGTTCTAGCGGTAACCGGTGCTAACCCGGCCCAAGCTTTTACTAACCCGAATATTACGACGAACGGCACCGAAGTATTTATAGCTACCGGGTGTACGAGCAACACAACGCCGAACCACCTTATACACCGGTTTAATATTGCCACCCAAGCGGTAGACGCTACTTACTCAATCGGTTCAGGTTATGGGGCCTCGGTTGGCCTACTAGGTACCGACTTACTCGTAGGCGTTTATTCGACAGAAAGCGAAGCTACTACCCCGGCTGGGTTACACCGGTTTAACTCGGGCGGCGCTTTCGTTGAGTACTACGGCGACCCGTATACAAGTCAATCTTTAGACGCCGCCGTAGCGCCGTGGGGCGCTTACTATCACAACGGGTCATTACGCGCCGAGCGAGATTACACCGTAGCTACAGAAAATACCGAGTATTACCAAGCGTCAAGTATTAGCGGCGGGAACATCGCGTACTCGGGCACGCTAGTAGAACGAACCGTAGGCCAAGGTAACGTTTTATGCAGTAACGGCAAGCTTTACAAAGCTAGCAACGCTTACACCGCTGGCGGCGTACAGAAAGTAGCCCTACACGTTCTAGGCGGTTCTAACATTTATAGCCGAACAGTGTTAGCCGCTAACCAGGCTAAGAGCAGTAGCCAGACAATGCAGATTACCTACGAGCTAACGCTACCGAGCGAATGGCGCGGCCGGTGCGCGCACGTCGCCCCGCCCACGTAATGCAAGAACTGCCGCCAGCCGTATGGGCATCTATAACCGCCACGATAGGCGCCGTAATAGGCGTACTCAGCGGCCGCACCGTTCGCCGCGCCGACGCCGCCGCCGCCTTGACGACCTCGGCGCTAGCCATCGTGAACGAACTACAAGAAGAAATAGCCCGCCTACGGGCCCGGCTCGAGCATCTAGAGAAAGTTGAGCGAGACTACGAGCAACGCGTTAACGCTTTGCTAGCGCGTGTAGAGGCGGCCGAGGCCGGCAGAAATAAACCTAAACCGCCGACCCGCCCAAGGTAGTATTCAGCTTATGACCGATTACGAAAGCGTTAACCGTGATCTAGGCCACGACGATGGCGACGAGCTCGCCGAAGCGGTTGAGGCCTATGAGGCGCTCGAGTACGCCGCCGCCGTAGCCGCCGACCTCGCCGAAACGAAAGGCCAGCCGGATGAGTAGCCCTATCGTTACCCGCGCCGAATGGAACGCCCGCCCGCCTAAAACCCGGTCTAGGAATATTCGACCCGCGCATATAACCGCTCACTACGGTGGCCCGTCACCGTGGCCCGGTGGCGTAGCGGCCGCCGATCACAACCGGTGCCCTACCATCGTGCGCGCGTGGCAAGCCTTCCATATGGGTAAAGGGTGGTCCGACATCGCGTACACCTCGGTAATCTGCCCCCACGGTTTTAGGTTCATCGGCCGCGACGTTGGCTGGCGTACCGCGGCGAACGGCACGAACGCCGGTAACGACACTAGTTACGCCGTTTGTTACCTAGCTGGCGGCGACGATGCTCTAACCGATGCCGCCAAGGCCGCTTATCTCGACGAGGTAGCCCGCATCGGCCAACCGCTCGACCGCGTACATAGTGACTGGAAACCGACCGCGTGCCCCGGCGTGGCGCTGGCCGATTGGGTACGCGCTGGCACGCCGGCGCCGGGCCCCTCGGCGCCACCGCCGCCGGCGCCGGTACCCGAACCGGCACCAGGTAACGCGCTGGCCGCCGTCGCCGAATGTATGAAAGGTACCCACGGCCCCGGCGCTACCGGCCCGTGTGTGAACGTCGTACAAGCGGTAGTAAACGCAAAGCTAGGTAGCCGCCTAGCGGTTGACGGGCAGTACGGTAAGAAAACCGCCGCCGCCGTTAAACGGTTCCAAAAGGCGGCCGGCATTACCGCCGACGGCATTACCGGGCCACAAACGTGGGCGGCGTTAAACGCCACGCCAGACAAATGAACCCGCGCCGATGGTTCACCGCCGAAGCTAACCGAGCTTGGCTATATCGGGTACTACTCGCCGCCGTACCGTTACTCATTCTTAGCGGTGCTATAGATGCGAGCTCGGCCGCCTTATGGGTAGCCCTCGGCGCGTCGGTACTCGGCCTCGGTACTGCCACGGCGAACACCTCAACGAAACGCCAGGCGCCAGCCGACGAGGCCGGCTAATGGTATGGCATATACCTAACGAGGCCGACGCCCCCGAGGACCCCCGGCAAGCGGCGTTACAGTCGGCGGCGCTTGACGAGCTCGCCGCCGGGCTCGACGGCACCGGCGTAGTTAGCGGGTTCGGTTACACCCCGGCCGGCGGCCGTACCATTACCGTGGCCGCTGGCGTTTCTGCCGTGGCCGGCGTGACGAGCTCGGCCGCCGGCGGGTCTATCACCGTGGCCGCTACGAGCTCAACACAAAACCGGGTAGACCTCGTAGCAGTCAACGAGGCGGGCGCCCTAGTTGTGGTTCAGGGTACGCCGGTAGCGGGTTCAGCTTTGCCGGCCGAACCGGCGGCGACCGGCGGGCTCGTAGCTTTGTTTGTTGTATTCCTCGGCCCAAGCACTACCACCATTACCGCCGACAATATTAGCGACCGCCGAGTAACGGCCGCCAGCACCGACCGCCAAGGCGCCGTAGCCGCCGCCGTCATCCTTATGGCCCCGTCGTTAACACCCGACCCCGGCGACCTCATTTACCTAATGTTGTGGGCACCGGGTACGCCGGCGGCCCTCGCCGTAGACTCGGGCGCCGCTTATGACTGCCCCGAAAATTGGGCACTAACTACAAGCTACGAAAACGACGAGCTCTATATAGCCGACCCCGGCCAGCACGTTCTAATCATGCTACCGGGCGACCCTATGCCCACGGTTTACGCGTCGGTGCAAAACGTAGACTTTACCGCTATACCGCTTATGGGCGGTCAGATAGTCTCGGTTGGTTGTGGTGGCGCTGGCCTATTCACCTCGGCGCTATGGGTAGGCTCGAACACCGGGGCCGGTATCGGCGGGTTTATTGACCCTAAAGCGCCGGCTACTAGCTTTACCCCTCATTCTGTTACCGGTGCCGAGGTACAAATAGGCACTTGGGCGGGGTACACCGGTACGCTCGGCTATGCCGAAACCGGCGTATACGTCGATACGGCCGCTAAGGCCTTTACCGCTATCGACGCTTTCGACCTAACCGGCACGCCGGGCCCCCAAGGCGACCCCGGCCCCCAAGGCGACCCCGGCCCCCAAGGCGACCCCGGTACCGCTGGCGACCCCGGTACCGCTGGCGCCGCTGGCGACCGCTACGCCACTACGTCAACCACCTCGCTAACCATCGGCCACGGCACCAAAACTCTAACCGTCGGCCTAGGGCTCGCCTATACCGCCGCTCAATCGGTAGTTATAGCTAACGATCCGAATAAGCATATACATGCAACCGTAACGAGCTATAACGCCGCTACCGGGGCGCTCGTAGTAGAGGAAGATAAACATACGGGCTCGGGTACGTTTACCGCTTGGACAGTAAACCTAGACGGGGCTCTATCTATCACGCCGGGCACTATTCCCGAGCAATACATACGCGGCGTCGGCTACTACCAAACGACCCCGTACAACGCCACCGCCACTAGCTACGCCTTGGGCACCACGATGGCGAACGCGTGTACTCAAACGCATATCTCACCGATCTACCTTGAACGAATCACGACCTACGACCTAATCGCCGTACAACTTGTTACACCGGCCACCGACGCCGGGGCCGTAATAGAGCTCGGTTGGTGCCCCGCTTTGACCGACCGAAGCGGCGGCCCCGATTACACCGCCATAACCTCGGCCGGCAGTATTAGCGCCACCGGTGCCGCCGGCGAATATTCCATAGCCATTAGCGCCACGCTTACCGCCGGTACTTGGTATCTACTCGCCGGCCTAAAGTCTGCCACCACCAAAGCGGGTACGGTGCCAGCGATCCGAGGGACGGTTACCCCGCTGGCGATCTATAGCGCCACCTCGTTAACGACGAACGCCGCCCAAATGCAACGAGGCAGTAGGGCCACCGACGGCGCCCTAACCACCTCGGTGGCCGGCGCCCCATATTCTAACGCCGCTCAACCGACGGTAGGCCGTATCGGGGTTAGGGTTTTGTCATGGCCTTAAACGTCACCTACGGGCCCGGCGGTTACGACCCGGCCGCCGCACACGATAACGTCGCCGAGATAGTCGCCGATAATGGCGACGGCACCGGCACACTAACCGAGTACACCGACGCCGGGCCCCTCGTAACCGAGGTAACCGGGCTACCTATCGAAACCCCCGAACCGGTAGACCCCTACAAGGTTTATGCCGCCGCCGTCAGTATCGCCGAAACGCTCGACGAGGTACGCGCCGCCGGTGCTCAACTAGCCGCCGCACTCGAGGCCGGCTAATGGCCTCGTTTATTGTCGGCCGGTCACGCCTAGGCAGTGGCGACCGCCTCGGCGGCCAGCCTCAACCGGTTATCACCGGCCGGCGTATCTTGCGCGTTACCACCACGGTGGCCGGGCTCGAACAAGTTAACCAGGTACCGCCGCTATCGTTCCCAACTACGAGCCCGTCGTTAAACCATTCGGGCCGCCGGCCACGCTTAGAGCACGCCGGCCGGCGGCCATCCACAACACAAACAACCACCGAAGCGGGTAACAACCTATGAACGTGCATCTAGTTCTAACCGCTGGCGAACGCCCCGCCGCCTTTACTGCCAAGTTCTTAGATGACCTCGGCGCCGAGCTCGACCTAACCGGCTACACCGGTTCGCTAGATTGGATACGCCAGGCCGATGGCGAAGGCGCCACTATTGCCGGCACCGTTGACGACACCGAGGCCACCGTAACGGTAGAACCGTCGGCCGATATGTTGGACACCGTGGGAACGGTTGAGCTCGTTATTTGGGCCATCGGCCCCGAGGGTACCCCTAAGTACGCTAGCGATAGCTGGCGGGTAGTGATCGTTAACCCGACCGGCGTTACTGCCCCGCCGCCAGCACCGTAAACCCTAAAGCTACTGTTTAGGGTTAGACCGCTGGCATAACCCTAAACCTATGCTTTACGTTTAGGCGAAGTACTAACTAGCTACTAGCCGGCGTAAAATTAGTAGCTTTCAAGTATTGCGGGCCGCCTCGGCCGCCGCTTTCACGCGCATAGGTGAAAGGTCCAACGCTACGCCGATGGTCCGTAGCGACGAACCGGCCGCTATGAGCTCGGCGACCGCTAGCCCGCGTTCCCGCCTCGCCTCATCTAGCTGGCGTTCTAGTTTTCTTACCCGCCGGTTAGCTAGTACTGCCCGCCGGCCGGCCGTCGTTTCTGCCATAGGCCTAAGGGTACACCGGGCGCCGGACATTCTTTTAGTAAAGTGTCACCCCCCCGATACGCTTTGTGTATATAGTGGCGTTTGTGAACGAGCAAGCAACTAACCCGAAAGGTAAGAACATGACCACCACAAGCAACCTTTTAGAGTGGACCGGCAAAGCTAACGCCGCCGGCCATACTGTCAAGTACTCGGCCAGCGGCGCCGGTTTCGACGCCCGAGTATTTACTAGCCCGTTCGGGCCCATAGGTTGGCACGCGACAGTAAAGCTAGCCAACGGCGAGACACTAATGACCGACGCCAGCGGCCACCGCTCTAGCGCCACCTGTAAAGCTTGGGCCACCCGAGTAGTAAACGAGAACTCGTAATGTCCGCCCAACCGTCATTAGACGCCGCTCTATTCGACCTCGCCGAATACCGGGCCGCCGCCACCGAAAGGCAGTACCGAACGGCGCTACTCGCTCTAGAGATAGCCGAGGACGAACTAGACCTAAAATCCGATGAGTGTAAAGAACTCGAAGCGGCCCTAACCGAAATTGAAACCAAGCTAATGGCGGTACGCTCGACTACCCGGCCGGCGCCAGCCGCCGAGGCCGTCGCCTACCTACCCGGCTACCGGTCTAAACGGCCCCTCGTAGTAGTCCCATGTGGGCAGAAGAAACTAGAGCAACTAGCCCGAGCTAGCGAACTTTACACCGGCTCACTGTTTCGCTCGGCGTGGCTAGCCGGTAAAGCGATTAGCCAGGCGTTAGACGCCGAGCTCGTCATACTCTCGGCCAAGCACGGTGTAATAGCACCTAGCGCCGTTATCGAACCCTACGAGGTATCTCTAAACGACCCCGAAGCTATGCCCGTTAACGAGATGGTATTAACCGCCGGCGAGCGGGGTTACCTTGACCGCCCGGCGCTTATCCTCGGCGGCGCCGCCTATGTAGAACGGGCCCGCCATATCTGGCCCTATTGCGAAGCGCCGCTAGCCGGTTGTAAAGGTATAGGGGATATGCGCGGCCGGCTCGCTGGCCTACGCCGTAACGCCGAGAAAGCTAACGAGGTAGAACGATGAACGGGCTACTCATATGCTTGGGCGCTTCGCTGGCCGGCGTACTCATCGGCTACACCGGCTACCGGTACGGCCGGGCCGCCGCCTATCTGGCCGCCCGGCACCACCTCGCCGTAACCGGCCGGCTACCGCTCGAGCTACAAGCGCCGCCACGGCCGAGGCCGCCAGCGGTCAAGGTACAACCAAGGCGGGCCAGCCGGCCACCGGTAGCAACACCCCGACCCGCCACCGCTCAACCGGCCGAGCTCGAGCAATACGACCGGGCGGCCGCCATATTCTTAGCTTCGCTTTGGGTAGTGTTCGCCATACTTATGGCCTTTCACCTCGTAAAGGCGGTCACCGGATGAACGGCCAACTAGACATATACGCCGCCATAGCCGCCACCCCGGTGGCCCCGGCGGGGCCGTGTCCTACGTGCGGCCGGCACCTAGCAACCTTGGAAACGCTACCGGTAGGCCAAGCGCGTGGCACCGACACCGACACCGCCAAAGCCGCCGCCGTAACGAACCTAAACGGCCGTCGGGGCGAGGCCCGCAATATCTGCCAAGCCCTCGCCGCCGAAGGCCCCGCTAACGCCTATTGGCTACACGTTTGGACCGGTTCACGTTCGGCCGCTTCAACCGGCACCCGCCTAGGCGAGCTCGCCCGCGGTGGCCTCGTTAAACGCTTGACGACCAAGGCAGTAACAACCGGCAGTAACGCCGGCTACCTATGGCAGATAACCCCGGCCGGGCTGGCCGCTTTAGAGGAGAACCGATGACCGACTGGACCTACACTTTTACAGATACCGTTAATAACCCCGCTTGGGACTTATTGACGCCACTAGAAAAATCGACGCTTATAGCCCTAGAACACCTTATGTCTATCTATCCCGAGGCCTACACGGTAGATACTCTGGCGCTATTGACCGATAATTTAATGCTATGCGACGTTTACTATCTTTACTTTGACGGTCTAGTAAACCTTTCTAGCGGCGACCCGCACCGCCTCGCCACCCACAAGATTACCGATGACCGCGCCGAATCACCGAATGACTCGGTAGAGATACATTGGAGTAAGGCCGGCGTAAAACTTACTGTCAGTTTTGAGAGCGTAAACATAGCCGACATAGCCATAACCGTAAGTAGCGCCGAGCTAGTTACTTTGGTAGAAGGCATATCGCAAACCGGGCCAGAGAAAAAGCGGGCCATTCGACGGGTCCGCCAGCAATGACCGACCAACTAGACCCGGTTCGCGTATCTATACGCCGAATGACGAGCAACCTAGGCGCCGAACAACCGGCGCTACTCGAGCTCGGGCGGCCCGACTGGCAAGCCGACGCCGCTTGTATCGGCCACGACCCCAACGAGTTTTATAACGAACCACCTACCGGCGTGCCCGCTTGGATAGTCGCCCTATGCGGTTCGTGCCCCGTATTCGCCGAGTGTGACGCGTGGGCCGACGAGAACTACGAGGCCGGCACTTGGGCGGGTATCTCTAGCCGCCAACGTATGAACCGTTGGAAAAGAGAACACCTACACGGCCGAGGTAAAGGCCCGACTAGGAAACGCCCCGAAAGCGAAGCTATAGCCGAGCTCTATTGGCTAACTAAACCACCGTCGGACGATAACGCCAAGCTACACGCCGACGCCCAACGCCACCGCCGCCGCCGTGAACGAGCACTAACCGAGGCCGACGTATGACGGCCACCGGCGGCCGCTCGAGTCGAGACAAAGGCGCCCGCGCCGAACGTGAGCTAGTCGAATGGTTGAAAGCCCACGGCGTAGACGCCAGGCGAACCGCCAGCGGCTACCACCAAGACGTAGGCGATATACGTTGGCCCGGCTCGCCGTACCTACTAGATGTAAAGAACCGGGACGCGTGGCGGGTTCGTGAATGGTGGTTAGAGGTAACTGCCGAGGCCGACGAGCTCGACGAAACGCCGCTACTAGTTTTACGTACCGGGCCGAACCCGGCCGAATGGTTAGCCCTACTCAGGTTCGGCGACGTCGCCGGCGGCCTCGCCCCGCAAACTGTCACACCAACAAGAGAGAATGAGAGCATATGAAAACACCTATAACAATTATCGGCAACCTCGGCGGCGACCCCGAGCTACGAGTAACGCCGGCCGGCGATAGCGTGACCTCGTTTAGCGTGGCCGTTACCGACCGGGTAAAAGATAAACGCTCGGGCGAGTGGGCCGACGGCGATACGACTTGGTACCGGGTTTCGGCGTGGCGTGACCTCGGCGAGAACGCCGCCGAATGCCTAGGCCGGGGCCAGCGGGTCACCGTCGTGGGTTCAGTCAAGGCCGAAGCTTGGACCGATAAGGAAGGTAACGAGAGAACTACTTTCGCGGTTGAGGCCGACGACATCGGCGTTAGCGTTCGTTTCGACCCGGCCTACCATACCGACCGCAAAGCCGCCCGAACCCAAACGGCCGCACCGCTCGAGCCCGGCGAGGAACCGTTCTAGATGCTCACTACCGGTCTAGTTGACTTTGCCAAGCTGGCACCCCAACCGCATGGCACCACCGACGCCGAGGCCGATTGGCACGCGTGGCGGGCCGAGGGGATAACGGCCAGCGAGATAGCTACCGCTTATTGCCGGGCATACGGCAAAACGCCCCGCACCGTAGTAGCCCAAAAGCTAGGCCGGTTACCGGCCGAGGTAGTCGCCGAGGATATGCGGCGCCGGTGGGCATACGGCCACGCGCTCGAGCCCGTAGTAGCCGCCAGCACTACCGCCGCGCTCGGGCTCTACGTGGCCGGCGAACAAAGTTGGGTAGAGCACCCCGAGCTAGGTTGGCCTCGGGCGACCGTCGACGGGTTTCTAGTTCGTTCGCCGGGCGACGAGCTCGCCGACGCCGTAGGACTATTAGAGATAAAGACAACTACTAGC